ATTTAAAAAAGTTTTGTTTATATAAAAAATGTTTTATATATTTGTTTAATAGTTATTAACCAATAAATAAAATTATGAAAACTTACGCAATTTACGGAAGCATGGAAAATGGATATTTTCACGAAAATTTGGAAGAATTTACAGGAAACAAAAACGAAACATGGTTAGGTAGTTTATCCGAAACAAAAAAAATGTGGAAAAAATTATTTAACAATTCTAATTATCAAATAGTATTAATATGAAAAAAATATTTTTAGCAATTACATTAATCGGATTAATGAGTTGCAGTAACCAAGAGGACGAATTGCAAGAGTTGATAAACGAAAACCCACCTATCGAAGTGCCACCGCCATGTGATTGCGAAACTTTATACTGGAAAGAAAATATCACACGATTCAATTTTGCGTTTACCTATGAATGGGAGGTTTACAAAACCGAACAAACATGTGATGCAATAAGTACAAATGGAGAAAAAATACTAGATACAAATAGAAACAAAGTAAGAGAATTGCCATATTACAACGGCACAAAGTCTATTTATTATTACGAAGTTAAGTGTAAAAGTGATGAAAATGGCTAGATTAAGTGATTATGATTTTGAAATGGCTAAAGAGATTTGTGAACAAGTTTCGTGTGGTCAAAATATAAAGTCAGTTTTGGATTCAAAAAAGGAATATCCAAGCTTTCCAACATGGTGTAAATGGAAGCGTGAGAACGCTGAATTACTTAACCTATATGTAAATTCCATACAAGACAAAGCAGAAATGGTTGATGTAAAAATTGATGAAATTTGGGAGGGATGTAGGGTAGGATTATACGATGCAAGTACAGCTAATGTTTTAATACAAACTTTAAAATGGAAAGCTGGCAAATATTATCCTAAAATGTTTGGCGATAGTCAAAGGATTGAAAGTGAAAATGTAAATAAGAATATAAATGTAATAAACTTAGGCGATGGAGAATAAAATATATATAATTCAAAATAAAATAACTCTTAGAATACATGGATGTTTTAGGAAAAAAAAAGATGCTGAAAATTATATAAATAATGATTTTAATTTTGCAATATTAGAATTAGAAGTTATTTAAATAAATAAGTGAAACTATTACCAAAGCAAAAGAATGCGGTTAAGTATCTAAAAGATAGCATAACCACTGAAGTACTTTATGGCGGAGCGGCAGGTGGAGGTAAGAGTGCACTAGGTTGTTTATGGTTAATCGAATCATGCCAAAAGTATAACGGCAGTAGGTGGTTAATGGGAAGGTCTAAATTAAAGAACCTCAAAGAAACTACTCTAAATACCTTTTTTGAATTATCTAGCAAATTAGATATATCTAATCAATTTTCATACAACGCCCAAAGTGGAATAATCAATTGGAATAATGGTAGCCAAATAATACTAAAAGATTTATTTCATTATCCAAGTGACCCCAATTATGATAGTTTAGGCTCACTCGAAATTACAGGGGCGTTTGTCGATGAATGCAACCAAGTCAATCATAAGGCGTGGCAAATAGTTAAATCACGATGCCGTTATAAATTGACTGAATTTGGTTTAATACCAAAAGTTTTAGGAACTTGCAACCCCGCAAAGAATTGGACTTATGCAGAATTTTATAAACCCAAAGATAAAGGCATGAACAAAGTATTTATTCAGTCTTTGCCTTTGGACAATCCACATTTACCAAAGTCTTATTTGGAATCTTTACTATCCTTAGATAAAACCTCAAAGGAGCGTTTGTATTATGGGAATTGGGAATATGATGACGACCCGAGTACACTAATCGATTTTGATGCTATTTTAGATTATTTAAACCCTATTCAAATCAAAAGAACTAGCAATATGTACATGACTATTGATGTTGCAAGAAAAGGAAAAGATAAAACCGTATTCAGGATATGGGATGACCATATTTGTATAAAGAGAATAGCAATACCAATTACCAAAGTAAATGAAGTCGTGGACAAAGCCAAGGAATTAATGCAAACTTATGCCGTGCCATTAAGCCATGTAATTGCAGACGAAGACGGCGTGGGTGGTGGCGTTGTTGATTATTTAAATTGTTATGGGTTTGTGAATGGTAGCAGACCTTTATACAATGGTAATTACACTAATTTAAAAACACAATGTAGCGTGTTAATGGCACAAGCTATTCAAGAAAGAAAGTTTGGCGAGTTAGTTGAAAATAAAGAAATCAAAGATTTAGTTGCTGAAGAATTTGAACAAATTAAATATCGTAATATTGATAAAGACGGCAAAATTGAAATTGAACCAAAAGAATTGATTAAAGAAAAAATAGGGCGAAGTCCAGATGATTGGGATTCAATTATGATGCGGTATTATTTTGAATTAACACCCAAAGCCGATTTATGGTTAGGTTAGTTGATTTGCCAGCTGGCGACTTTATAGGTTTGGATAAATACTATAAAGAATTGACCGAAGAGGTTACTGAAAAAACCGCATTAGCATTCTTTGAATTGTTGCAAGTGAAACCGACTACCGAAGAGGAAGTGTTAGAAGTCTTTAAAGAGTTCGCAAATCAATTATTAGAAATAAAAGAAACCTACATTTGGATTTACAACCCTCCGCAGGTTATACCTTCAAGCATAACCGACCAACCAAAAAATTTACATTTGGTAAAAGAATTTGAAGAAGATTATAGCGGGTATATTGAATTAATTTATTTACTTTGCAATGGTAATATGCTTAAATTTGGGGATGTTATGCAAATGAAAACAAAAGACTTTTTATTTTGGAGCGAATACCTATTAAGAAAAAGAATAATTGAATTTACTAGATGATTAACAATATATTAAAATATATAAAAGATAAATTCAAAGAGGATTTATTAGTAAATACAATTACTTTTAGTGATGAATTGGTTGTTGATACTAAAAAAGAAAATATCTACCCTATTGTTGCTATTAATTTTTTAAATAGAACACAAAACGAAAGCCTAAATTTATACAATTTCAGAATATTGGTATTACAACAAAGGGATGTTAGTCGGGTTATGCAGTCAGATAAGCAAATGGATGATACCAACTTTATTGACAACCTCGCAGAGTGCGAAAGTATTATTGATAGGTTTTTAAATTTCATAATGAAAATTGATGTGGACTCAAATATTAATATTGAAAACAGCCCACAGCTTAACATGGTGGCAAATTATGGGGGCAGTGGACTAGATGGTTATTCTTTTGATTTAACATTGTCAGACAAGCTTTATGGATACTGCTGAATTAAAACAAATAATAAATAAAATAAGGGATAAATCAAAAGATGAGGCAAAAGTAGATACTGGTTTTTTAAAGCGTTCAATTTATGGAATAATCAATGAAAAAGGGGTAGCTGAATTTGGAGAAATATTTTACGGGCAGTTTCGAGAAAACTCAAATTTGGAGGAGAATATTACAAAAATGTTTCCAAGAAATTTACCCTATAAATTGGTTTATTACGATGAGGATGGAGTGGAATATGTGGCAAAGCGTAGAACAACTGGTGGGCGTACGATTAAACCTGAAAATCCAAAGAAAGGCAAAGACATAGCAAGTTCGAATATTCGTAAATTTATAAAAGGATTAACAGATGGCAAAGAGGTTAACAGAACAGGAGAGGAGCGAGAGGAAGATAATAAGGAAAAACCTCAATGAATTTGGGCAAAAGATTTATGAGAGAACGCAAGGGTTAGTAAGAGTAAAAACAACTAGATTAATTCAATCATTGAATTATAAAGTGAATCCATACAATGTAATTACTTTTGCTCAAGTCTATTATGCAAAATGGAATACATACAAAGGACGACCAAGCGTAAGTTCAAATAAAAAAGATTATAACCCATATTTAAGAGAAATTGAAAAGGACAAAGGAGAATTGAAAAATATAATCATAAAAGATTTAAAAGAATCTATTTTATACAAATATAAGAATGATAAGCCCAACAATAATATCAACTGAAGACCAAATTTATTTAGCCAACTCGCCAATAAATTTTAGGGTTTATAATTTAGCAAAAGACAATAGTTTGCAAACCGCAAGGGTGGACTTATATATTTGGAGTGGGGACTTAGATACACCGCCTAGCGAACCAAGTTATAAGTTAAATGGGTTAAAAGTATCAAATCAAGACAATTATATTAATTTTCAAATAAGTGAATTAGTATTAGCCGAAATTAACAACACACGGTTTGTTTGGAATAGTGGGGCGAACGCTCCAATGGTAAGAGGTGAGGGCGTGTTTTTCCAAATGGAATACCAAGTGGATGAAGAAACGCCTTTGCATGGATTGACCAACTTTGCAACCGCTGGTTATAGATATGACTTTGAACAAGTGGGTGATATTGCGGGTAGTTTAGACAAACAACCCTATTTGAGGTTGCTACCAATTAACTATGATAGGAATTACAATTGCAATATCAAATATTTCAAAAGAGAAATTGATTTAACTTTGAGTTTAGGCACTTGCACTTCTGAAAATATAATTAAATCGACCGCATACACGCCAACATTAACTCAAGAGCAATGGGGTTACAAATATCTTATTGTTTACCTAAATAGGCACGGGCTATTTGATTACTTTACGCCCTTTGGTAAGGTAGTTAAATCAATAAAGATTGATGCAGACACGACCGCCAAATTGTACCGAAATCCAAAAGCTATAAACACTAGCGTGATGCACTCTAAAAAGCGTGGCATCAATCAAAGTGAGCAATCAATATCAATCAATACAGGATATTTAACCGAGGGTATGGTTGAACAAGTCGAAGAGGTTATTTATTCTCCATTGGTTTACTTAATCAGTTTTAGTGGAGCGGTAT